TCTCAGACGCTTCTTACCTCTAATGCAGGAGACGCTTTCAGCACTGTCCTTAACGACTTACGAGAACGAGCTATTGATTATCCACCGAAGTCTTTCGGATTCTATGAATACTCAGCCCCTCAATACTGCAAAATAACTGATCGCGATGCATGGGCTCTGGCTAACCCCTCATTGGGGTACACAATCACGGAAGAAGCGATTGAAGAAGCAATTGCTACATCTCCTATTGAAAATACGCGCACTGAAACGCTTTGTCAGTGGATCGACTCACTAAGTAGTCCGTGGCCTCATGGCGTATTAGAAGATACATCCGATAACACCCTAGAAATGTCGGCTGGGGCTTATACTGTGTTTGGTTTCGATGTCAGTCCGTCTAGGCGCAACGGATCACTAGTCGCAGGACAATTACTGCCAGATGGACGGATTGGCATCGGGATTTTGGAGACTTATAGCTCTCAGGTTGCTATCGATGAGTTAAAGATGGCGGCATCTATTAAAGGCTGGTGCGATATATATAAACCGCGCCTAGTTTGCTTTGACAAATACGCCACGCAGACGATTGCTGACAGATTGGGAAATGCTGGTGTCATGGTCGAAGATGTCTCAGGCCAGCAGTTCTATAAAGCCTGTGGAGATTTACTGGAAGGCTTAGTCAATGCTCGCGTTGTCCATAATGGCCAAGCAGAACTCATCCAGCAGATGAATAACTGTGCAGCTAAAGTCAATGACTCGGCATGGCGCATTATTAAACGAAAGAGTGCTGGAGATATCTCAGCACCTATTGGCTTGGCAATGGTCGTTAGCAAGTTGATGATCCCTGTTGCTAAACCTCAAATCTATACTTAGACACGCCCTAGCACATTGTCTAATTGATTGACAAATGCTACACTTTCTGTCTATGGGTAAATTATTGCAAGCATTTGGCCTAGAGTCTAAGCCACAGTTACAAGCTCAATCCGCGCCACAGGTTCTTGGCGAGTATTCACCTTATGCAATGCCCTTTCAATATGCCTATGTGGGCAGAGCAGAAGCAATCTCTGTGCCTGCACTTATGCGATGCCGCAATCTCTTGGCTGGCACTATTGGTGCAATTCCTTTAGAGCTTTACAAGAAATCTACCAATGAAGAACTTGGTTCACCTGCATGGTTAGAGCAACCTTCTTATTCACAGCCACGGTCTGTAACGATTGCATGGACTGTTGATTCACTTCTATTTTATGGCCAAGCATTTTGGAAAGTTGTCGAAGTTTATTCAGAAGATGGTCGTCCATCTCGCTTTGAATGGATTGCTAACAATCGCGTAACTATCACACTTGATAGCACAAACACATTTGTTAAATCTTATGCAGTTGATGGAATTACTTTGCCTATGGATGGCTTGGGATCTCTCATCACATTCCAGTCACTCAATGACGGCATACTTAATACTGGAGTTTCAACAATCCGCGCTGCTATAGATGTTCAGAAAGCAGCAGCAATTGCAGCATCAACTCCAATGGCGACTGGCTACATCAAGAATACCGGTGCTGATCTAGATCCTAAAGAAGTTTCTGGATTACTAGCTGCATGGAAGCAAGCGCGCAATAATCGCTCAACTGCTTACCTAACAAGCACACTTGAATATAATCCAGTTTCATTTTCACCTAAAGACATGATGTACGGAGAAGCCATTTTTAATTTGGCGACAGAATGTGCGCGTCTTTGCAATGTACCTGCTTACTATGTTTCAGCAGATCAAAATAACTCAATGACTTATGCCAATGTTCAAGATGAGCGTAAGCAATTCTTGACATTATCTTTACAGCCATTCATTACAGCAATTGAAGATCGTCTGTCTATGGATGATATTACTGCTCGTGGCAATGTGGTGCGTTTTGATATTGACAAGAACTTCCTTCGCACAGATCCAATGGAAGAACTAGCCGTAATCGAAAAATTGCTTAGCCTCAACTTAATTACCCAAGAGCAGGCTATGGGAATGACAGATCTAACACCTAATGGAAGCCAAGGTATGCAATGAACCAAGTAATTACCTTCTCAGCTGAACTCACAGCAGACTCAGCAAGTCGCACAGTATCAGGAAAGATCGTGCCTCTTAATGTAGAAGCAGGATCAACCAATATGGGCAAAGTAATCTTTGCATCTGGATCTATTGACATTGCAGATCCTAAAGCAATCAAATTGCTAAGCCAGCATGACACAAAGAAGCCTCTAGGTCGCATGGTTTCATTCAGCGAATCAGACGATGCAATCAATGCAGTGTTCTCGGTCAGTCGTTCACAACGCGGCACAGAAGCTCTAATCCTTGCAGAAGAAGGTTTGCAGAGCGGTCTGTCAATTGGAGCAGAAGTCCTAAAGTCAAAGATTAAGGACGGCGTGACATATGTATCCGCTGCTCGCTTGGTCGAAGTAAGTTTAGTAACAGAGCCAGCCTTTAAGTCTGCTCAGGTTACTGATATTGCAGCAGAAGAATCTGCTGTAGAAGAAATCACCCAACCAACAGAAAGCGAGACAGCCACCGTGGAAGAAACCACTCCAGCAGTCGAAGCAACACCAGTTGAAGCACCAGCGGTTGAAGCTGCTCGCCCAACTGTTTCAGCAGCATACTTCACAAAGCCACGCATCGAATTGACAGCAGCTAAGTATGCAGAAAACTCAATCCGTGCAGCACTAGGTGATGAGACAGCTCGTCAGTACCTACGCGCAGCAGATGACACAACAGATAACGCTGGTCTAGTACCAACACGCCAACTATCTGAAATTATCAACCCACTAGGAACAACAATCCGTCCTTCAATCGAAGCAATCTCTCGTGGAGTATTGCCAGATGCAGGTATGACTTTCGAGATCCCAAAGATCACAGCAATGCCAACAGTTGCAGAGACAGCAGAAAACGCAGCGTTCTCAGATACAGATCAAAACTCATCATTCTTGTCAGTAACAGTTAAGAAGTACGCAGGACAGCAGACATTCTCTGTTGAACTTCTAGATCGTACATCTCCAGCATTTTTTGATGAGCTAGTACGCAACATGGCTGCAGCTTACGCAAAGGCAACAGATGCAGCAGTTCACGCAGGAATCTTTGCAGGTGCTACACTTGACAGCACATCAATTGCAACATATCCAACAGCAACAGAATTGCTAGGATATATTTCACGCGGTGCAGCTTCTGTCTATTCTGCAACAGCAGGATTACCAAATCCATTTGCTCGCAACCTCATTGCTAACACTTCACAATGGTCAAACTTGATGTCACTGAATGACACAGGTCGTCCAATCTACAACGAAGTAACAAACCCAATGAACCAGCCAGGATCTGCAACTCCAACTGCTCTACGCGGTCGCGTTGCTGGACTTGATCTATTTGTGACAGCAAATGTTGCTACAGCAAATAACACAGACAAAGATGGCTCACTACTTATTGTGAACCCAGATGCGTACACATGGTACGAGTCACCAACATACCGCCTACGCGCTGAATCAACAGCAGCAGGATCGGTAACAATCGGTTACTACGGCTTTGGAGCACTTGCTACAAAGGTCGGCGCTGGCGCGTTTGCTGTAAACAAGACCTGATAGAAACACACTAAGTCGCTCTAGGGGGTCAGTAGCCCTCTGATCCCCTAGAGTCTTTAGAAAGGAATGGGAATGGCACTTACAACAGTTTCAGAACTCCGCAGCACTCTCGGAGTCGGTACCTTGTATACTGATGCCGTCCTTCAAGAAGTATGCGATGCCTCTGATGCAGTCCTTCTTCCAATGCTATGGAACAACTACACATTTAATGTGGCACACAGCAACACAACAACAGAGGGCACACTATATTTTAATGAATCTATAAAAGATGTTTTTTATGTAGGTCAAACAGTAACTATTACTGGTAATGGCGCACAACATAACGGATCTAAAGCAATTACTGGTATGAGCGATACATCTATCACTTATGCGGTGACAGGATCCCCAACAGCACAGCCTCGACATACAGTTACACCTTTTGGACAAGTTGCAGCCGTGGCAACAGTTGATTACACGACTGACACAGCAATTCAGAACGCAGCTTTAATGATATCTGTTGAAATCTGGCAAGCGCGTACAGCCACCCTTTCAGGCAGTAACGCTGTCGATTTCCAGCCAAGCCCTTACCGAATGAGCGCACAGCTCCTCGCTAAGGTGCGAGGATTGATCGCACACGCGCTA